ACCTTTTGCCTGATCAGATTGTAATGGAATAAACTTTGAATGTCTAAATACAACATTAGCAGTGCCATTACCAGCAGATGTACAATCTACAATACCTGGTATAGGGTCACCTACATTTCCTAGAGTTGTAGAATCTCCTGTGAATTGAATGTATGCAGCTCTAAATGCATCTAAACTCTGTATGTAAGGGTGAGTAATATGAACCTCTAAAGTTTCATCACCTGTAGTAATTGGATAAGAACTTGCAGTTGTTGGTGCACCGGTAGCATCAAAACCCCCACCCCAGATAAATTCAGCGGGGTTAACTGTAGTAGAACCTGTGTCTCTACCATAAAAGTTTTCAGCAGAATCCAGATTAAATGTAAAGTCATTATTAGGATTGCGGTAATTGTAAAAATTCTCTTCAGAAGAAACGTCGCTGTATCTACTATTAATAAATTGATTTTTATTCTGTGTTGATTGGAAAGGTGCTAAAGATGTAGTCTGACCGTAACTCCAGTTACTATCCACAGTAGGATTAGTCAAAAGAACCGGCGTTAGGTCATACTTTCTTACCGTGTTGTAGTCAGCATCATCTGATGTAAATGTTGCCACACCGCTACTTTGATTTGCTGAACTGTTATCTAACCATGAATAAGTAGCAGGTAAAATAGTACTACCCCCAGTTACCTCACTTATCGTGTAATTAGGATTTTCTGATTGTTTAACCATGCGGCCTCTGTTACCGGCAACCCTAGAAATTAATCTTAGTCCAGTTTGTTCATTATTGGCTAAATTAATAAAGAACGTTTTAGATATAATAGCCCCTCTAGGATCATCTAGGTTAGATACTTCCTGAGAATAAAAACCAGCAAAAACCTTAGTTAAAGAATTTCTCTTAAGGTTAGTTACATTACCCTGGTCATCAATTAAAGTAACAACCAAATTACCTTTAGCATTTCTAAGTATTTCAGCAAACTCATCTAAACGATTTTGCATTTCCTGTAACTTAGTAAATAAATCAATTGGGGTTTGATTCTCGGATAAGAACCCTGACGCAATAACTGGTGCTGAGTGGGCAAAATAAGTTTCATTTGCAGTAAATGAACTACTTAAGTGCTGGTCAATACCTTTTGCATTTAGATCTTCTTCAAGATTTACCTTAGCCAAATCCTGTTGGTTTTGGTTTAATATCGCTTCAGTTGCATTATCCGAACTCAAATCAGCTGGGAATTGGATTATAACGGCATCAGACCAAGAACTCTCTAATGGGTTTGATGGCCATCCTGCTTCACATATTGATTTAACCTGTACTTCTACCTGTTCACCCTTTCTAATTGGAATGTCTAATTGATTGATGTTTACTGAATCTGCATTATCTGCATCAATTGCAACCCATTCATATGTACCTGTGATAGGATTTTTTTCTCTAGGTCTAAGAGTACTTTCAACTATATTATAATTAGAAAACGCGCCTTGGCTTTTACCAGACCCATCGGTAAAAGTAAACTGATCTACTGGGTTGGCTGCACCGTCACTTGATAGATATCGATATCTTATCTTAAACTTAATAATTGACTGCGTACCTGTGGCTGGGGTAGATTTTTCTTTTGGCATTGGCCAAAAACCCCTAACCCTGTATTTAGGCGTTATACTTGATACTGAATTATCTTTAGACTTAGCATCTATTTCTTTTACGACAGATGAATATAACTGTGCCTGTGAAGATCTCTCTGTAATTAGACCTTGTAAAGCATTCTTATCAGCATCTCTTTCAACCTCAGTAGAATAATTGGTTGTTTGTATCTTTGTTCTACTCTGTGCTATAGCACCATCTAATTCTTTAAGAGTAGCTTCAATAGTATTCTTTTGATTATTTAAATCAGTTAGTTCTACAATTGCTGGAGAATCGCTAACCTGTCCATTGATTAATTTAACACTAAAATCATCAGCGGTTAATTCAGGTGCATTTGGAATAACACCTTCTCTTGTTGTTGGAATCTTATCATCAGCAAAAGATAATAGCATTGCACCAAAATCAATTGCACTCTGCTGATAGTATTCGGCTAAAGTCTGTTCCGTGCCTGCTGCATTTATGGTGGTTAATGTGTTCGTATAGAATGCGCTACCCGGTGACCAATTAACTGATGGGATTTTTGAATCAGGGTCTATAGGCTTAACAAAAGTAACACACCTTTCGTTAAATCCTACGGTAACATCAACTTGTACGTTATCCTCTAATGCAGAAGATATCTTTAAAATATCAGCACCAATTCTAATAGGTTCGGATCCTTCAACTAATTCCAATATAACCGTGTTGGTACTGGAGTCAATTTTAGTAATCTTATATCTTGTATTAATAGGATCGGTAATAACCTCAAGACTATCTCCTACTGCAAGTTGTACTGTGTCGTCAAAATCGGCCTCTGCATCAGTATAAAAAAGTTTATTTAATTTATACTGTTTCTTTTGAGAAGTGACCGTAACACCGTTAATTTCCTCTGTAACCGTGGCATCTGATATTCTAACAACACTGAAGTTGCCAGTATATCTTTTAACTCTAGGTGGTAAATCAACAACAGCTTCATCTAATACATATGAAATATTTCTCTCTACAATTTGCTGTAAAAAGGTATCATAATTAATGTCTGCACGACCTTCAAAGTTATTAGTAAAATAATTAACTTTAGCTTGTGTATTGGTATTAAGAATAAATCTTTGTATAATTGCTCTCTCAGTATCAATAGGTACCTGCCCAGTTAAATCAAATGAAATGTATAAGAGTGGGTTAATTAATTCTTCAAAAAACCAATTAGGTTTAATGTTAAAGTTTTCAATTGAATTAATAGAGGTTAAGCTATTTGCTTCGGTCGGTAACTTTGCTAAAACTAATTTTCTGAATGTACCATCAGAAAGTCTAATTGAACTATTTGAACCGTTAACATTGGTAATTGTATCAATATTAGATTGAAGCCTATCTACAGAGTTCTTAAGAAAACCAAAACTAGGAATAGTAACCCTGGAGTTTGTGCCATCATTATTCTGAATATTAATAGTAACCGATTCATTACTAGAAGTAATGGCCTGATTAACCTTCTCAAAACTTTCTAAGGAATTATTGAATAACCTTAAAAGTTCAGGTAAGAGAGTTGATATAGAATTATTTTCAGCCATTATTATCTTTACGTTCTTTTATTATTTATTTAATGATATCATATACGAAATCCAAAGTTCCCTGTTCGGTACATATAAATTCAATTATAGGTTTTTCTGTAATATCAGAATTTGCAATGACTCCCATGGATACTCCAAATGAACCATTATTTAGTCTACTTGGTGCATCAGTCCAAACGCGAATATTCCTAGAACCTATATTAAGATTATTGTTAAACGTTAATCTAAGTGTTTGCCCAGTCTTCCACTGTATATCAGTATCATCAATGTAAATATTTAAATCACCGCCTGCTTGGTTCACTGTATCTAATCTTAACATATTAGTATAAGTAACTAAATCTGCAAATGCTTGTGGTGTTGCTTGATTAAGGTCAAGAGGATTAGCAGTTGTTATAGTAACCTCATCTGCATTGTAAGGTACCATAAAATTATATTCCTGGGTAGCTAATGAAATAGTAACAAGGTTAGGTGTGTTTGTATCAACTTTAATACCAGTACCTTGTCTGATTACATCAGTGTTATACTGTAGAGTAATTGGTACATTACCTGTAGCCAATGCCTGTATTTCATCTGAGTTTTTAGCAATAAGATCCAGTAAAACTGTATCATTAGCAAATGCAATGTTAGCTGCATCTAATTGATCTTGTACGCTGTTAATCTGAGCCTGTAATGAAGTCACATCAGATACATTGGCAATTTGATTCTCCAGGGATTGAACTTTTTGGTCAATCTTTGATATTTCTAATTGCTGTGTCTGGAATATTTTTGCAGATTCTTGCAACTGTGCAGTCGCTTCACTGAAGAGCTGCATTGAAAATGTATTATAGTCATTAACGATTGTGTCGATACCTGCCGTTCCTGGCGAAGCATCAAATCGTAAATTGATTTTAAATCCATAGCTGTTTCCGTTTTGACCGGTAACTTTATTTGGTTTAAATTTAGGGTATCTTTGGATAAAGCCACCATCTGTCGTTGGTGTGATATTATCAACAAGAAGAATACCGTATAAGTTAGTAACTGTGTTTGATGTATTACTTGTATCGACCAAGTCATAATAAACTAACACTGCATTAAATTCAAATGTACCTGCAAGATCAGTACCATTAAACTGTGCAATGGTAGATATTGTAGGATCTGATGCAATCTGTTCATAATCACCAGGCGTGAAGTCTACTGAAATACCATCAAGCTCGGATCTAACATAAGCAGATCCACTATAACCTGCAGGGCTTCCATAGTCTGCTGGGTATTTTCTAATGTTAGCATTATTAGCACTAATAAACGAACCTGGCTCAGTAAAGTAAGAGTCAGTTGATGTAGGCGGATTAGGCTCATTCATCCAGTTTGCATTAGGATCAGTATATCCACCATTAGCCCCTGGTCCTAATAGCGGTTGATCATAATCATAGAATGCATTAATGCTTAATCCCTGTGGATGGATTGTACTAGCATTTCTACCTAATATAAATTCATCTTCACCTTGTATTCTTAAGCTAGGCTGGTAATTTGAATCCGAAATTGAATCAAACAAAATAGTTGGAGTTTTACCAACCTCGGTAGGAACATTAATATAAAGTTCAGTGTAAGCTTCTCCTGCTTTATCAACATTATTAACAATATCAATATCTCCTATGTACTGTACAACCCTTCTATATTGTCTAGGCCCTGTTAACTGCTGATCTTCTTCAACAAATAAAGGTCTTGTAATGCTTGGTGTTTTTTCAAGATTGGTCGCTTCTCTAAATCGGATAGCACCAGTTTCTTTTAGCCACTTAAAGAAAACACGTTCGGCAACAGATCTTTGGATAGTATTATCATATCCTGCATCACTTATAATTAACTCTTCTAAATTTAGCGCATAATTTTGAAGGCTTTCTGTAAAGTTAACATTAGGATCTCCCTTTAAACCACCGCTTGCAATCATACCGTCTATGGTATCAAACTGCATATAGTTTTCATAATTACTAAATGTATTAGGATCAAGCCTGTCAAAGTCAGGCAAATTCAAAAGCACAAACTTAGAAAAGACTAACTTAAGGTTGTCATTATTAAGTGTCTTTGATAAATCTCGTGCAGAAGAAGAGAAGGTGTAAAAAGTACCTCCTTCAGCCTGCGGCGTTTTAATTAAAGGCGTGGTTGCCATGTATTACTTTCTTTTTATTAACTAATTGTATATCCTACTCCACCAACTAAGTACCAATCACCATTTCCTGTTCCATCATCAACACATACCAAGTGAACCGATTGACCTTGAGCATCTAATGTTAAAGTTGGTGTACCACCTGCACCAGGAAGAACTAAAGGATTAACTGCACCTTTAATATCTACTGCTCCAGTTTGTGCTTCAGAATAAACAAAGAATATTTCTTGACCAATGACACCATCATTAAGTAAAATCGTAATAGGTGCTGTACTGGTAGAATTACCTACTCTTTCGATAGTATACGGTGGAACTGCTGTACTTGTTCCAACATTAATAGGTGATCCTCCAGCAAAGGTATCGTTTAATGTTTGTGGATCCACATCGTTTCTAACCAAACCTCCACCGTTAAGGTTAAGATTTCCTGTCATATTAACATTGGTTAAAACATCAAAGGTGGATGCATTAATGTCTAAGTAGATTGTGCTTAAGCCAACTCTCAATGATTCTGTCTTAAGATCATTAAGATTAGTAATAGTACCAGCAGTTGGATTAAAGTAAACCTCCATTGCATTAATCTCACTTGTCAAGATATTAAAGTTATCGTTTAATACCAGTCTAGATCCGGATAATGAATCTGTTCCTAAAATTTCTGTTACAGATATTGACATGTCTTTGTTATTTTTGTTATTTTATTACCAGGATATTCCTACCCTTTTTATATTTATTCCCGTTCGTGTCTGTAAGTTCAAGAGTGATCTCATATTTACCTGGATGCTTAAACAGATAAGTCAAGTATTTACTCTCAAAATATATATCGGCCACTCTAGAGTCAGTTGTATTCTTAATTGTCCATCTAGGATTAGCTTTACCAGGTATCTTACATTTATCATAAACAAACATCAACCAAGTCATCTTAGGTAATGTCTTTCCGTTATTTATAAACTTAGCAGTATTCCAGGTTGGGTTACTTGCTTTATGTAAACCTTTTCTATAAATTAAACTAGGACATCCGGTTGATCCGGTTGATCCGGTTGATCCAGTTGATCCAGTTGATCCAGTTGATCCAGTTGATCCAGTTGATCCAGTCGATGGGCATACTCTACTACCATCTGCATATACAATATCAATGTATGTCCAATCACCATGTACTCCAAAATATCTACAAACAGCTTGTATAAATTTTTGATTACTACTTGCATCATATACTACATTATAAACATACTTATTAATAATAGGATCTTTACTAACATTTAAACTTGATGCAGCTTGTGCCAATGTAGTAGTACTTAAATCAAAATAATGCTCGGCAGTATTACCTTTAGTGTCAGTGATCTTAAGATAAGTATCAGGTACTACTTCAGAAAATTGGAAAAACGCCGGTGTATCCCCGGTTGTACTAGTCATATCCCACCATAAGTGATAGGTATCATTCCAACCTCCTATATCTAAGTTATCCCAGAAATACGGTCCTGAAAAACTAGCCTTACCATCATCTTGGTAATTAAGTAATTGGAAGTCAGGAGATGATCCTAATCCAAAATTATTCAGTATAGCATTAACACGATCTAACGATTCATATAAGCTAGGAGTTTCTTCTTCCCAAGTAATTGCAGGTTCTATAGGCAAATTCCAGTATGAACCATAATCATTCCACTTAAATTGCCCTTCGCTTGACCATGTATAATTTTCTTTACGTGATTGATACCAACCTGAGTATTCAACTTCCCTATTTTCAACACAAATAAAATCAGTCTTAACCTTAGAAGATATATTATTATACAAATCATATAGTTTCATTTCAACTGTATAGGTTCCTACATAAGGTAAGATTACAGGTAATTTGCTATAGTCTGCAATAGGTCCTCTTACGACTTCAAAATATGCAGGAGATATATCAGTCTCGTCTTTAAATATAGTCCATTCTATTTCATCAAAATTCCCTCTTTCAATAGCATCCCATGTAAATAGTGTCTCCCCTGGTAATTGCTTAAATAATAATTGTGATCCAACAACAGATTGACATGTTACTTTTAATCTATCTACGTTTTGGCCGAATACCCTAACCACATCACCAGTAACAGTATTCTCTTTACTTATATCCCAAAATACCCAAGGATCAACAAATGAAGTTTTAAGAGCAATCAATTGGTTATACAAATTATTAACTACATCAGTATCAGTATCACCACCAACAGCAGTATATGTTGCACCTGTATTAGTGTCAGGATCATTGATTGTAAATATGTCACCTGCTGCTATACCTTGTGGGTCTATATCAAATGAAAAGAATTTATTGGCATCATTTAATTGGTTCCATGTTAAGTCAATATTGTTCCATGTTAATGTATTAAATGAAGTATTCTCTAATGTTGTTAATGCACCAACAGGAATTCCAGGTTTGTCAGGTAGATACCAAGAAGATTCGCCATCGGGCCATGCACCTATTTTATTTAACTTAGGGGCATACCTAGTAAAGTATCCAACGAAGGCATCGGCCAATGCTAGTACTGTTACATTGGCCCCATCAAACGGTGCTCCCATAGGATCATTAAAATCAGGTCCTATAGGCGATGGTGGGTACACGGTTCCAGTATTAACCGGGCCTGCTATAATATTTCGCCCAATACCTGTGGTAAACGGTGCTACATAAGCATTACAGAAATTAACAATAGCTTCATCTACTATTGCTTCACTTCCTGAACAGAAAGAAGAAAAATTCCTAAGGTCTTCCATGTAAATACAATCATCAGTAGACAATCTAAAGTTTGCATCTATACCTGCAACAATTTCGCTCTTATCATTTCTGCTTACTGTATTTACTACTTCTAATAAACCAAAGAAATCCGCCTCACCAGTAATATCCTTAATATGTGCATTAAGTGGCAAAAATTCTTTTTCTAATTTTTTCTTAAGACCAAATAATTTAATTAAAATTTCTTCAATAGTAAAGTCAAAGTTTTCTTCAGTCACCGGTAAATCTTCAATGTCATATTTACCAGGTACAATGTTATTAATTCTATAAACAAGACTAAATAAGCTAGTCTTTCTAAACCTTTTATTAGGTAAAGTTATACTCCTGTCATTATAATTAACTGTTGGGTCAAATATACTAATGTTATTCCCTTGGATATATTTTCCAAACTGCGGAGAATTTGCATCTACATTTTTCCAGAATTCCTTTACTTGTAATGTATCATACCCAAAGAACTTAATAGCATTAACCAAACCTTTATATGAACCTATGAAAGGGTATATATTAGAACCTTCTAACATTATCTCCTTTCTCTTTAGGTTAACCTCCACATAATCAGGTAACAGTTCTTTAATGTTAGTATCCCTAAATACACTACTATCAGATTCCAATATGTTATAACCCATGTTCTGTGTCATAACTTTTAAACGCTCATCTTCACTAACCGTTTCACCCCATACTAGAATTTCTGCAATAACTGCATCAGTACATTTATCTTTAATTAAAAGTGTTCTCTTAAAAGTATTTTCAGTTTCAGATCTAATTGCAAAATTAATCTGAAGTGCTTCTGACGTAATCTTATCTGTGATAGTTAATCCGCTTGGGTCTACTGTTTCTGTAGGATCGTAATCTAATGGAATATCTAATGCACTTATGATCTCTAGGGGTGGTCCATCCTGTTCCATCTCTAATGATGTCTGGGTTCCAGTATCAAAATCCATATCAAACTGGAATAAAAAGATTTCCGTTGGATCTGATGTTTGCCATTCGGCTACCCATTCACAAACACCATTAGTTGCACCTGTAGTTCCACTAGGTACTTCAATACCATGAGGGAAACCAAATTTCTTAGTGCTTGTATTTGAATCTATAAATTCTTCAAGTATAAATAATTGACCCACTTCAAATAACCCAATAGATACCTCAGGAAGGTAAACGGTACCAGTCCATTTATCGGAAGAAGCATCATAATCAAAATTATAATACTTCCCATTCTTATCAAAGAAATTTAAATGTTGCCACCTATTAGCCATCTTAATTTATTTTTTGATAGTCTTTAGGTACCCCAAAGTTATAATAGATTCTAAGATACTTTACTTTGTTTATCCAAAACAGCATAATAGGTCCTAAGTAATCATTTAAGAATGCAGATAATCTATGGTTTCTAAACATATAGTTAGAAAAAGAATTCTTCATTAAGTTTTCATTATAATCATTCCCTAGATTTTTTAGCTCCCAACCTTCTTCGTAAGTAGCTTTATAAACGCTAGGCATACCCTTTCTCCTTTCTGTAAACTTATTCATATTACTCTCCTCTAATAGCTTTTAATGTTGGACTATCCTGTAGTCTACCTGTATTTGTACTTCTTGCATTACGGGAAGTTGCAATAGTTGTTCCACGAGTTCTCTTAAGATCATTAAATTTACTCTGTTGGGTTTTGTTGTATAGGTTATTTGGAATAGACCCTTTAAAGAATATGTTAAGTGAACTTATTGTATTCTTTTGTGGTGTAGGCTCATAATAAGTTCCATTACGATCTTCCCAGCCACCTCTAATTATTGCTAAATCATCAGGGCCTATAACCACATCGCCAAACTCATCTAATCCTAACTGAGGATCTTCGCCTTCTGCTAATGGTACCTTTTTATTTTCAATAAGTACCTTTTGATCAGTTACAGGATCTGTTCCATAAACCGGAACTTCATAAAATCCATTGGCAATTGCCTTTTCATTTTCTGCTGATATAAAGAATACATTAACAGAGTCAACCCCGTCTACATTCTCTATGATTGAGATTATATCAGATCTAGGAATGCGATCTCTTCTGTTAATTGTCATAAAGTAAGTACTAAGATTTTCCCTAATCTCCGCGTGAATATCTTCTTTATCAAAACCATCCACATATCTTAATACAATATTAAGAGCATACTTTTTAATTATAGGATCATTTATTCTAACCTCAGCAGTAACAATCTGTCTACCACTTTGGTTAAGAATATCATATACCATTTCCTTTTCATCGGCTGTCATAACAAATTCATCCTCAGGTACACTAAAGTAATCTGTGTCACTTGTTATCTTTTTAGCAATATCAGGGATTAAGAAAAGGTAAACAATATTGTCATCATCTAAATACTGATCATCTTTAGTATTATATGCATCTATGAAAGAAAAGTAATCATACTTACTTAAATAGTAAATGTAATTATTAGGGTTAGCCAATACAAAAGAATTACTTTGGTATGGGGCTATTAGTCTGGTAAATGCAGGATCTTCACTATCTGAACCAAACATTGGATTTCTTACAATGTTCAATGATAGGACTTCATTAAGGTCTACGTCGTTACCTTGTGGATCGGTACCAGGTTCTTTAAACTTAATATCTAAATTTTTACCTCCAATGTTACCTGCAGTACCTCTTGTCTTTATATACGTTACCTTAATTATTGAACCTAACGCAGGTGGTTGACCAAATTGATTATTACCAAAGAAAACAGTTAAGCCACCATTTACACTAGTTTTAACCATAGCAGCTTCTTCACCATTATTCATATCATAAAGAGAATCTACCTTTTTCCATTTTTTACCATCTACATAAACCTCAACCATGTATTGATCAGTAGGCTCCTTTGTAGTTAAGTTATAACTCTGTAATGCCAATCCGGTACCAGTAAAGGTTTGGTCTTCTAGCTCTCCTTGTATTAGCTGAACATTAGTAAACTGCCGAGTGGTCTTTTCTAATCTAATATAATCACTGTCAAATTTTATAAAATAAGAAAGGCCATTCTGAGAAATTTCAAGAGGAGCCATATTTAATATCTGTACATAATTTCCTTCTACGAGAGTTGATGCTGATGTGTTTAGTCTTAAACCAATTATTCCTTGTGCAGATATCCCTCTAGTAGGATCGTGCCCAGTTAACCTAGAAAGGCCATAAATTGATTCAATGTTACGTGCTCTTGATATATTAAGCTCTGTTGCAACAGCTTCAATGTAAAACATTATAAGTTCGCCTAAGTTAGCAACTACAGTAAGTATTTGACCAAACGGGGATGCAGGCGTAAACACTTCACTGGCCTGGTCGTATTGTCTTTGGAGATATTCAAATGCGTCATAAAATAACTCCGTTGCTTTTATTCTTGTTTTACTGAAGAATGACATTCACTATCATATTTTTAAAATAGAGCACCAATTACTCTTTGTTCATTAATGAAAATATCTACTAAAGCACCATTTCTTTCAACTGTGCTATAAAACTGTACTCTAGTATCTACTCCAAAACTCCCATCGCTACTGTTTAAGCAATAGGTTTGGATCTGTGTATTGATTCGTTGAGCAATAACAGATTCATTTAGCACTAAAGAAAAGATAAGATCATCAAGATTACACCCTACATTAGGGGCACCTAATACATCACCTTTCCTAGTAAATAATACATTCTCTATTTTAAGGATAAGTTGCTGTAGCTTATCAGTCACTTCAATAATGTCATCATTATACTTAGGTGCATCTATGTCTCTACTATAAATTTCCTTAATCATGGAGAATATTCTTTTATTATATATTCTCTACATTTTTTGAGGGTCTTAGATTATATTAACCAGTGAAGAAGTAGTCAACACCTTCATCACCTTTAATCTCTTCAACAATCCTATCAATCTCTTCACGTCCCTCGCCAGCTATTAAATCATAGTTTATAGTAATGTTACCAGGTAAGTTAAATTGGAAAGTTCCTAGTATTCTAGATAGCTGTATTTTGGCCATACCGATGCAGTAACGGATAAAGGCCTCATCCTGAAATAAATTACAATCAGGAATAGTATTGTAAACTTGGAAAACACAAGCACCTCGGTCTGGTAATTTTCCCATAAATCTAAGCTTCTTTGTTAATCTATTATAGTTATAAGAAATTTGTGGCTGTAATACCTGTCTTGCATTATCAATAAACTTAGAATTAATTACATAATACATAAGTTCTTCTGAACCAATACCTGCACCATAAACATCAGAGTAAATAAATTTGTCCAGTGAAAAATCTGGATCCACACCAGAAAAAGAATAATCACCAAAGCCACCATCTTCACCAGAAAAACCATTTAATTCAAATACATTATTAACTGCCCATACGGTATCTGGCATTTTGACCACGCCTCTTGAGCTATTTACATCTGCTTCTGACAAAGTATTACCTCCACTATTGTGGCTGATCCCTTGTCTAAAATCCGTTTCAGCCCAAGCAGATGCAGGTAAAGCAATAAACATTTCTTCCACACTATCTTCATAGATTTTATAAAAGTAATCCTTTGCCCTATCTACAATTCTGGCTAATTCTTTTTTAGGAACTGTAAAAGGTATTTGACAACCTACCGTTAAGTCATCATTGATCTGTTTGATTAAAGCATCTAAACATTCAGCTGCATCCGGGTTACACCAACTTTTGTTTGCCATCTTTATTTAATTTTTTCTATTTCTATTACTTCAGTATCTTTACTAAATCTCGCAAAGTCTGTAGCCCTACCTTTTCTAAATATTCCACCAACCATCTCTCCACTAAATACACCTCTTTTACCAAAAACATAACTATCTTTACATACTACATTTTTGCTAACATAAGATTCTTCAATTTTACAATCTTCTACTACTGAAGCCCCAAATAGGTTAGATTCAAATACTGAACTATTTTTAAGGTCACACCCAAAGATATCACAATTAATTATATTACCTTGAATAACAGAATCTACTATATCAATTCCTTTAACCTCAAAACATCTCATGAGCTTGGCATCCTTAATTTGCATTCTACCACTATCGGCGTCATAATTGATTAACCCTTCTTTCATATCAGCTTTAGTCAATAGTTCAAATATTTTTTCTCTAATACGAGGATAAAACATTTCCACTATTTGGTCTTCTGTTTTAAGATCAACCATTAGGTGAATATTTGGAAACCTTTCTTTAAATGACTTATGCGTCTTATAGGATTCTATTACGTGTCTGTGTTTTTCTAATACAGAATCCAAAAGCTTTAAATCATCCTCGGTGTAATTAGGATTAACAAGCGTTTCGTAAAGTGAGGTGATAAAATGCTCAGTCATTGAAAGTATAGTGGAATACTTCTTTTCATAATCCTTTCCACCTAAATACCTAAACTCAATATACCCTTTAGGTATCTTAGTAAAGTTTATACCATAATACTTATCATTAACAAACGCGTAATTTCTCCAGATATTTTTACCTGGTGATGATTGTGTCATGCCACTTAACGGTACAATAAACTTTATTGATTTAGCATAAACGGAATCTTTTCTATTTGGGAAAGCTTCATAAACTCGGTCCTCGTCAAAATTAAGTACAAATTTACCAATATCTAATTTGGTCATATTGGTAATAGGTCCTAATTTTTTACCATCAAATGCAAGATTGACATGGATAGAGCACCTTTCATTAGTATAACCGTTTTCTCTTATCCACTTCAATGTTTTGGCCATTATCAATTTTGCCTCAACGAAAGGTAGAGGTCCTGTGACCAATTCAATCATCCCTGTACCGCCAGAGTTATCCGGCTCCATTTTAAAGACATCCTCGGTTGGGGCAAAATCACTATGGGCTTTTTCCTCTATTCTAATTTTCTTATTAAGAGTTCTAGAAAGACTCTCTTTGGCTGAATCTAAACTTTCATTTGCAAAAAATTCAAATTCAAATCCAATCTTAGAGGAATGAATAGCATTAAGTTCTTCGTTAGAATACATATTTATCCTGATTTGTTTATATATTCCAAACCAGGATAAAGGTTATACTAAGTTCATTGTAATCTTACGATCTGCTGTATTGATACTTTGGATCTTAACCTGAAGTCTATCACCTTTAGCAACATTAGTATCTTTAAGTTTGGTTCTGTGTATAAGTCCGCTGATACCTTTTTCCAATTCAACGAATGCACCGTACTTGGTAACCTTAGTAACTTTTCCTTCAGCGACCATCATTGGTTTATACTTTTCTTCAGCGCCATCCCATAGATCAATCTTAGGTCCTTGTTGACTTAAAATAATTTTCTTTTCTGAAATAATCTCTTTAGTCCAAAAACTAATTTCATCACCCGGTTTGATTTCACGATTTTCAAATTTAGCTAATGTCTCTTCGTCTATTTCATTCTTAGGAATTAATCCAGTAAGACACTCGTTAAATTCAGCAAAGATACCAAACTTAGTAGTACCAGTAACAAAACCAGTAATATGTTCTTTAATATTTTCTCTTAACGACTCAATAGTAGAAGGTATCATAGTTCTTAAATATTCTCTATGGGAAACTACGATAGTCTGTTTTTCATTAGAGTATGTGATAGGCATTACAATAAGTTCTTTACCAACCAATGCATTAAAGTCATAAAGTTTGTTTAATCCACCTAAAGATCCTGGCATAAAACACTGGATTCCACCAACTTCAACCCAGTAACCACCATGTATTAGTTCCTTAACATAACCTTTAAATCCTACCGTCTTATCTCCTATTGCAGCATAGATTTCATTTCTCTTAACTTCCTCTAATGCATCTGCAATTGAAGCATAAAGAACTCCTTTAGATTGTCTCTTTACTTTTATATCAACAGACATCCCAACTTCTAATTGGTCTACAATTTCTTTAGGCTCTTTTGTTAATAGGCAAACGGCAGTATTCTTTTGTGAAATGTCAATGAGTGCTTCAACTTTAGTTTCAACTTCCACATCATCTATGATTTGTTTAATCTTTTTAATGTGGACTATTTCACCTTGTGTTATGTAATTGTTTGCTTTTTCTGCTTTTTGGAGGCTATCAGCTTCATCATCGGCTAATTGATACATTTTAAAAGCCTCAATATCCTCAGCTGTATATGTTTTGTTACTTAATAGTTTTGTGCCTTTAGGTACCTGTACCTTTACGGTCTTTGTGTCAAATGGATCGTCGCTGAGCTGGATCGTGATTTCTTGTTCAATCATTTATTTTTTTTTAAGCGTGATTATAGATTATATATTACTCTGTTGACTTATAATAGTTATACACCTAAGTATCCTAATTGTTTAAACGATGATAGCAGGTGGTGATGGTGCTGTTGTGGCACCGGTCTGAGCAGTAGGACTACCCGCAGTAGCTACAGTTTGACCTGGTGGTATAGTAATTGTTTGGGATCTTATATATGCATCAATAGCAGGTGTAGCTAATTCACCAAACACAACAGATGAAGAAGTAACTGCCGCTGTTAGGTTTGCTGCCCCTGAATCTAAACCTAATGGGTTAGCTTTAACAACAGCAATAAAGTCAGTTAGTGCAGCGGCATACGCTGCAGTCAATGCGGTTTGTAAAGTTGGTGGTACTAATGCCATATTCTATTGTTTATTAGTTTATAATTTTTAATAAACATATTTTATTTATTTTAACCCATATATTTTTTAGCAAGAGCTTTAATCTTATTAACACTTTTCTTATTGGTATAAACCCAAATACCGTAATCTTGAACTGTATTTTCACAAAGTACATATTTAATACCATCAGAAACAACCCCGGTTGCTTCATCGTATAGACTCTGATTAAGAATTTTCATAGAACCTGAAACATCTTCAGCCCATGCCTCTGCTCCATCGTACTCGTCAAGAATTAAAACAACATCGTCAGCGGACCTAGCACCCAAGTATTTTAAGACCTCGCTAACATCAGCTTCCCGATCATCTATCACATCTTGGAGAGTTAACATATCACGTACATTAAAAGCCTCGGGCGGAAGCTCATACATGGCATTTTCATTCAACCTGTTAAATTGATCAAATTTTTTGATATACATATTTTTCATTTTTTTTATATATTAGTCAGTCAGTAGTATTTTTTGAGCTATATGCGGATGCAGTTGATGGTACGATTGGTGGACTAGTCGGTGCACCTAAATTACCAACATGAGTGTGGCTATCAACCCATGCCCTAAATGTATCACCCTTAATGACAGACTCAGCTGCGGCTTCACCCAACTTAATTCTAGGTGAATTAACATGAGTTTCACCAGATGCATTAATCTTAGCATCAATGCAATTAACAACCGTATTTGTATCAGCATTAATAACAGTATCCGCTCCACTATTGATTGTGAATTGAGCAGAGTGTGTAAACGTAATGTTACCATCATTAAGCATTACAATAGAGTCACCATTTGCATTAATAATTTCAACTGAGTTATCAGGCTTAATGTTAACGGTAGTAGGTCCTTCTGTGGTTGTATAGTCCATCATAAGACCCTTTTCCTCAGTAAAGAAAACCTTTATATGTTCACCCTCCCTTTCATTTGTAACCTCGGGATTACCGGACTGAAGATCTCCTGTTAATCCAAATGCAGTATCGTATATTAATACATGAGAGTTAGGATAAGCAGCCTCTATCTCCGCCTTCGTCTCATCAGAAGGGTATAGGGACTCATGATACACAGGTGAATAGTAATTACCGTTATCAAAAGTTACCCTTAATATGGTGCCGAGTTTAGGTACTGAGAATGTACCACTACCCGAATTACTTCCACCTGAAGATGCAACAGATGGCCTAGCCCAAGGCAGAGCTGCAGTTGGCATAATGTAAGCGCTCTGTGGATCTTCTGGGTCTTGGCGTTGATCCATTTTACCAAAGACTCTAATCTTAATCCTCCCTTCAAATAGATCATCGTTAGTATCCTCAACGATACCAACCCAATTGCTCCCTTTAAGATTATCAGTCTTTAAATCCCTTGTGGTTAATTTACCCATATGTTATCCAAATATATTAGTTGAATTAAGTGGTGGTCCAGAAGGTTGTGGTGAAAATAATGTTGTTGAATTTAGCCCTCCACTAAATGAAGGGGTTTGTCCAGCAAAAATATTATCACCAATACTTTGATTAATGCCTTGCGCAGATTGGCCGGCAAAAGTTTGTATCGCAGCACCGTTTAATGAATTAATTAAAGCTTGTGGATTGCTAACGGTATTAACTAAATCATTTCGTAAACCAAAGACATTACCTAAAGCTAGCCCTTGTGTAAATGAATTAACTGTTCTTTCTGCAAAATTCTTAAATCCTTTAACTGCATTATCTTTAAGACTTTCAAATTTAGATTCTGCCAAATCTCCTAGTGACTGTTTTTCTAATAGCTTATTCTTAGTACTTATTTGACCATCTAAAGTTTTAGGTTGAAGATTTGCAGTATCTTTTAACGCAGAGTCATAACCAGAGAACTGTGATTCTATTTCAACATTTCCATAAGACCATTTCATCGAAGACGTAGCAAAAGCAGCACCACCTCCGCTAACATTGGTAACATTTGCAAATACAGTACCGCTTGCAGTAGCATCCCATTTACATTCTGTAAACTTAAATGTTATCATTGATGTATTTTCATTTACAAATTTGCTTAGGTCATTTTCTGGCGAATTAGGATTACCTGCAGTAGCAGCCTTTCTAACTTTATGAAATTTTCTAATCTCTAATACATCTACATAAACATTAAAATACATCAAGTTTATAGGCAATACCGTTCTTCTGTATTTAACATCATAACATGCAGCTTTATATAAACTGAATAGTGCAGACATTTTTAAATCTATCGCTTCAAGTAAACCTACCGTGATGCCTTCACCATCAGCAGAACCTACAAACGGTGTCATTGTAACCGTCTTATTCCAAGCCTCGGTAATACCTTCTATAGTTTGAAAGTAATAAGGTCTCTTCTTTTCAATTTCTCTCATGCCTTGAATAAATCCTCTAAGATAGGTTGCTCTAGTAGTTTCACCAACAGTTTCTAAATACCCAACAGCTGATTCCCTATTAGGCGTATTAATTTGACCGGCTTCTGGTGCACCACCTGAACCAGCGGTATTAGGTACCGATGGGCTACCTTCTTCCGCACCATTGAATAACGGACTATGTGCATCAAATCTTATATTAAAACCTAAGTATGTTGGATCATCTAATGTAGTAACACCATTTCCTCCACCTTGTGAATTAGTTGCAGGAGTAACAAAAGTTTTTGCAAAATCATAAGAACTAGGAAATTGCCCAGTAATGTTACCTAACCTATCGGCATTGAGGTAATCCTGCGGTACTCCCTGTGGATTCAATGGGTTATATAACTCTAATATAGGCATATAAGATTTATTTTATTTATTCATTAAGTAGAAGGAACCACCTCTCTCCTACGTAAATGCAATCTCTGTCTAAGGCCACCTGGCCTTGTAAGTATATACTCAATTCCTGTTATAACATAAAAACCAGTAAGATATTCATTAATAATTCCGTTTTGGCTAGTCTTATCACTTGCTACATTATCAGGTGATTCGGCCCTTCTTTGCGAACCATTAGGTACATTCTCGTCATTCTCTGGGGCGGTAAGAGTACTTTTAACATTTGAAGCAAACTCTAAGATTTGGCAATAAATTCTACTATACCTTAACATAGCAGGATTGATTGTATCTAATTCTAAGACCATTCCAAACTTATTCATTTCTGCTAAGTTTTGAAAATTTAAGATAGATGCATAGTAATAGTTTTCATGTACATTATCTCCTTGTGTACCTAAATACTTAAACTTAACTTGATCATTTCTTGGTCCTTCTACTTCACCGTTTATAGTTCTACCTTTTGTTGCAGGTATCATACCAGGTGTATCGTTTGTTAGGGGATCAACAAATTCACTAACAAATTCCTTTGCTTCTAAATCCCAATACTGAGTATATCTTTTATAGCCATTATTTTTACTGATCTGACCGCTCTTATTTACTTGCTGATATTTTGAAATGTATCTAGCAGTTCCCTGAAACTGTATCATGTTACTAAGCATATTAGGGAATTCATAATCACTTTCAGATTCATCACCACTTCCCATCGTATCCATTGCATTTTGACTAAACATTTGACTAGTTTCTAAATCATCTTCTTGGTCAAATAACTTATTAGCATTAACAAAGGTTAAGTAATAATAAGGATCAATGTATGATGTAAAAAAAGAATCATCATTAAGATATGAATTAGATGTAATATCTTGTATGAAAGTTTCAGCAGTATCATATGGGTTTGTCCAGATTTGTTGATCTGCAGTATCTTCTTCATTTGATGCAAAACCTAATTGCAGTTCTTCTGCTACGGAAAGTAAAGAATTCCAGCTTGTGTTATCTTGAAACTGAACCTTCTCTGTAAATAGGTTAGGTACATGCATTCTCCCTTCAATCATTAACTGGGATGCCGTGTTTGTAGATCCCCCACCGCCTAATGGCTTAATATCTTCAACCGTAAAATCAATTCTTATTGGTTTAAATGTGGTTTCATTACCCTGTGATCTAATGTATACCTGAATAATATCACCATCCTTTGGATAATACCTTGCAGTAAACATACCGTCCCTATCGTAAAAAGAAAATCTACATGTAGGATAAAACCCAGTACAGCTAAGTTCAAACATTTCTAATCTATCACCCTGTACATCATAACCATTTACTCTAATGATAGGTATCATTGAGGTAAACTTAGTAGGTTTTTCTTTCATTGAAGTGTTCTGTGAATTTTCAGTACCACTCTCTACATCAATAACTTCTAATTCATCAAGTTCTATTGTCGGTTCTATGACCGTTAATATGTTTCTTTCTACTGCTGACATATTAGTTTGCTTTAGTGTTTCTACTGTTTAGGTTAGTTCCTAACTTAATCTTATCACCTTCATACTGTTTGGTTTCTTGACCAGGCTGTAACATATTAGGAGGCATAGGTTGTTTAACACCAGCTTTACTAGTCTTTGCTTTTTCAATAAGTCTCTGCATTCTTCCTTGATCCTTTTCGCTCTGTCTACCTGTATCAATATAAGCTTCTTGTGTTGAATTAGGTCTGGATGCAGGATTAGGTCTAGAGTAAACAAGATCTTGTCTAGATAAATTAGGTATGACAAGAATATCACCTTCAGCAATAGTAAAAGGGTTAAAGATATTGTTAACTACACAAATAGCATCTATGAATTCACCGCTACCAAAATAGAGATCCGATATCTTATCAATTCTACCTACTTGGTCAATCTGTACATAATGCAATGCCTTAACACCTAAGTCTGCATCATACGTAAATGATGGTGCAGTTAGGTCATAATAAAACTCACCAGTTCTTTCCTCTATTAATTTATTCTTTAATGCTAACGATTTAATATTCATATTACGAGTCTATTATCATACTAACCAAATTAGAAGTATATGCAGCATCATCATTAGTGAAAATGTTTGCATTTGATTGCGTCCTAATGTTAGATATTTTATCACTTTCTACATCAGTGGCCTGAGTCCCTTGCGTAGGTGATAGACTAACTCTACCAGTCTTAACTGATCCGTATGTTGCTATATCTTGTCCTGCTAAGTTAAGAATATCTTCCTCACCTGCAGCAGATGCATATATTCTACCGCGCCCAGCATTAAACATATTTTCTATATCACCTTTATCTCTAGGCTTACCGTGTTTAAGAGTTACTTCAAATTTAACTTCCATTGGAAAATCATCATATCCTAAACCGTGCCCTAGTGTCATAGTAGCGTTGTCACAAAACATATTACCCATCATAACAATTGGGTTAAGAGGATTTCCTACAGTTACATGCCAATCACCAGTAGGTTCCCCACTTATAAAAGCTTTAGTAGCTTGTGTACCTGAAACTGCCCCCACATTTTCACTTAAGAATCCACCTAACATATTACCTAATAATGTTTTACCAACCTTAAGTAAACCATCTAATCCATTTTCTAAATTAAATTCACCGGTACCTCCACCAAATACATTTTTAAAACCAGTTTCTACATCAGTAACAACGCTTCCGATATAACCACTAAAGTCACCTTGCTTAAGTTTATTAATATCACCAAACTGACTAGCGACTGCACCAGCACTACCATAATACCTTTGGCCTCCACCGAAGAACTGACCATTATTATAGGTCATTGTTAACATATTACTTATAATATCAATCATGGCAATTTTAGGATTAACATAGTTAAGAGATTTAAGCTCATATTCAAAATTAAGCTTCATATCTTGACTAAAATTTAATCCCCTATCTCTAATGTTAGTCTTATTCACAACATTAACTGGACCAATTACAAAGTTAGCATAAGTAGTTCCTAGCTGATCACCTGTGGAGTTTAATTGGCTTGCAAATTTTTGCCTCGAAGTAATTCCTTTGAATGCATCAGCAGTTGCTCTACCAATACCTCCTATCTTACTGTAAAAAGGCTGTTGTGTATATCCACCATCTCCACTATCTATAGACTCCATCTCACTGGTAATTTCTTTATAGGTTAAACCATAAGACATGGTTAAGAGGTCTTCTAATTTATTACCGGCCTTTTCTCCCATATAAGTAACCGCAGTTACACCTGCAGTTTGAGTTGCATCAACACCCTCAGTAGTAGTGGCAGTATTACCGTCCTTAGAACCTGGTGTTTTACTTAAGTCAAAAATATTGTCTTCTACAGGAACTGGGAATCTTCTTAGAGTAACTAAATGATTTACAGGAATCTGCTTATAGTATTTATTGTATAAAAAGTCCTGTGGCTTATATGATATTCTTGGGTAGTTTTCATTATAGAATTCCATCATCTTTGCAATGGATATATTCTTTGCATCAGTTCCACCCATTAATGAATTATTAGGGCTATCAAAAAAGTCTCTACTAACATCGCCAGTTAAACCACCATACATACCTCTAAAATTAAATAGAGCAAACCTATTAAATATAGATCTAGGTATTTCAATGTTTTGCATACCTTCAGAAACACCAAACTGGTCAGGGAGTGCCCTACCTGAAAAAAACGTCTTAGCAGTTTCTAGCTCTATTTCACGAGCCATACCAACTGACTCACCACCAAAGACGCCTAATCTAACCGCACTAGGTGAATTAGGATTAGGTGGAGTATTTGCATTTACACTGCTATTACTTAAAATTTCGGTCTTATATGATGACATATAGGGAGACTATTTTTTGTATATATTCAGCCTAAGCTGTTTAGATACTTATCAATGTCAATATCTCCCCCTTGGAATTTATCAGACCATCCTTTTTTAAACCGTACATTAAATT